TCAATAGCTTGATGACTTTCTCTAACTCCTCCTTGAGTTCCAGCTGCCCAGACCCATATCTTGATTGGCAATCCAGCCTGCTTATATCCTTGGAATGTTCCATATTGAGTTACGCCATGCACTTCTGTTCTTGCAATTGTCGCCGCCCGAGCAGTCGTTATATCTCCATAAGTATTTTCAATTCTATCAATCAATTCTTTTCTTGATTCTCCATTATCTGCACTTTCGGCAAACTGACTTTTTAATTCTTCAAAAGTAGTTTCATTTATTCTTTCAGCGAATACATTTGTTTTCTTATCTAGCCAACTTTGAATTTCAGCAGTTTCGTTAAATTCCCAATCTGAACCAGCTATCTCTTTTGAATTTTCCGCAGCCTCTTTTAATAATTCTCCTAATAAAGGCAATACAGTTTCTTGAGCTATTTTTATTTCTAATGTTCTATTAAAAATCTCTCCCAATAAATCTTTTTTTCTAAAATGTTTTACTTCATTCAATTGCTCGATTAATCTATTTCTTTGTCCTTTGAAATAATCATCAATCACATTTTCCATTCTCTTCTGTCGAGTATCTAATCTTTTAAGTTGCAAAGCATGATATACTTTTCTAGTTTCTTTATCTCTCAATGGATGATTTATTGATTTTGTTTTACAATCCTTGCTACATAATTCATTTGCTACTGCGATTGCTTGGTCTTGGCTCATTCCCTCTGCCATTAATTCTGGAATTTTTCTTGATACACATTCGCTTTTAGTTTCTCCACTTTGTCTGCATGCAGGTGATTTAAAATCTTTTTTTTTTGATTCTTGATTTGTTTCCTGATTCATCGGCACTAGATTCATTGGCATATAAATCACATCTCCATTCTTAATCGGGTCTAATCCTAATTGTTCTCTCTTTTCATTTATTGTCATTGAATAAGTCTTGTCAGCAGTTTCTAAGTCTTTTCTTTTCTCATCTTTATTTTCAGGGGTCTGATCAACAAATCCTAATTCTAAAGTGTCATCATCATAATCAACTATTTCAGATTGTAAAAATTTAACTAATTCTTTATTTAAAGGATTGATAGTTTCTTTGTAAAAAATTCTAATTGCAGCATCCGCATTTGAAAAAGTTTCTTGCGATGTTACGGATAATAAAACCTTTGGCACTTCTGTTAAAATACAAATGTCATCTAGCAATACTCCCTTAGTTTCCAAATATGCCAATTCTTCAGGATTCAATCCTAGTTTTTCATAACTTGCATCTCCTGATAAAAACATCGGCAATCCTGACTTACTTGCATTGCCATATTCCTCTTGATATTTTTCTTTTAATTCTTCAAGTTGTTTTTTATTTAATCTCTCAGTTTTGAATTTGAATAATCCATCCACCTTTCCGCCATTCTCTAAAATCTTTGCTTGATATTCATCAATTTGAGTAGAAGTTTCAATTTGTCTTATTCCTGATTCCAATAATGATTCGCCTCTCAATGGACTGGCTGGTTTTGGTCTATGAGCATAAATTATTTCATCCCCTTGATAAACTTTTGTACCATTCGAAGTATTATAATCAATCTTTACCAACTCTCCTGTATTTTCATCAAAATATGGTTTTACCATATCGCTTCTCAAAAGATGCAATTGATTTACTCTTGACTTTCCTCCCATTCTTAATTCGGATTCTTTTAAAATATAAACCTCTCCGAAAATATCTTTGTATTTTTGAAACAACGACCAAAATTCCGAACCAGTCAAAGCCATGTTTGGATTTTCAAATAATTCTAAAGTCCAGTGATTCTCAATTTGCTTCTCTCCTTTCTTCAAAGTAAATTCAATCTCTCCGACATTCTGCGCTCTTTTATTTAATGCTTTGTTTGCATATAAAGAAATTTCATAAGCACTTAAAAATTGTGCTTGAGAATATTGTTTTTTAAAGAACGAAAAAGGCAAAACTGATATGTTAGAAAAAACACTATCAGAAACAAAACTTTTTATTTTACTTGCTATCGTTTTGAACATAAAAAAACCGATAAAAACATTGTAGTTGTCTTCTATCGGTTAGTCCGCTTGAAGTTATTTTAATTTTATAATTTACCTACACCTGACTCCCTCATAGAGAGTCCGGTGTAGAAAACAAAAACCAAACCAGATGCAGATAAATTATTTATTTTATTATACTACTATTTTAAAAATAATGCAATGGAAGTTATCCACAGGTTAAAATAATACAACTTCTTTAGTTTCCTTGATTATAGCCTTAACAATTTTACCCCTATTTATTACAAATTCAACAGTTATATTTCCATAAGCAACCCTCTTCGCCAACTCTTTTAATTTTTGTGTTATTTTATCTTCCTCCATTAAATTTATTTTATATTATTTAGAATATGATTAAATCAGGGTCAACTATATCTCTTTTTTCTCCGCACTTAGTACATATTACATTTAATAAAGTCATTCCACATGGTACTTTACCAGTTCCATCTCCGACATATTCTGTATGAATCTGATAATTTAAAGGAATGAAATTATGTTCGCATTCTTTTTTATCTTCTTCTTTCATATATTTTAAATTAAAAATTAAACAAACCCAATAAAAACTTCTTTTGCATTTCCAGTATATCCATATCTTCCAGCATCAATCCCATGATTTTTGTCATCAATCGGCTCATTTGTCGGCTCTTTGTTTTTATCCAATTTCCATAAATATTCTTGACTTTCCATTCCTAGATTAACACTAGATTCGGTATAATGAACATTCTTGCTTAACAATAAATCAATCCCAGCCCTTACACTATCCTTTCCTTTTGGCGCTGGTCTAACATCCCAATCATCATCACACAATTCTTGAATAGATTTAGGCTCTGCACTATCCGCATAAATTATCGCAGTTTTTCTATCTAATCCTAAACTTTCAAATCTTTCTGATAATGAATTCCCTTTATTACCGACATTCGTCAATCCGACCTCGTATAATCGCTCCTTAAACCATATATTATCATTATGGGACTTTATCTCGATTAATGCCGCAGGATCACAATTATGTACTAAAATTCCATTGGCAAAAAATTCGTGTTCTCCCTCTATTGTTAAATCAAACACTTCTTCCTTTTCTTTTAGCAATCGTAAGTTTATTGGCACATTTTTTAGAGCATGAGTTTCTTTCATAATATGAAGATGCAATAAAAACTTTTCCACAATTTTCACAAGTATATTGTTTTTTACTTTTTCTTGTATTTGCTTTTTTCCTGCAAACAGACCCACAAAATTTTTGATGAACGTTTGTCGGTGTAATATCCTTACCACATTCAGAACATTTTTTAATTTTTTTAATCGCTGTAAGTAAACTTTTTTTTCTTCTTTCTTCCCAATTATCTTTTGTATATCCAAATCTTGAACGTATTTCTTGCATTTTTTCTTTTGAAATAGAACCGAGCTTATCATTATAATGTATTTTTTGATGTTTAGATTTAGAAATAGCAATAAGATTTTCTGGATTATTATTAAGGGGATTTTTATCAATATGATGAATACAAAAGTTTTTAGGTATTTTACCAAAATGTTTTTCATAAATATCCCTATGTAAAATTCTATTTTCTCCGCAACTTTTAAAATAAAAGTAAAAAGGATGTTTCCCGTTAGGATATCTACGATAAACTCTTCCATCAAACTTTTTCTCAATTCGCATATAGTTTCTTCTTTAGATAAATTAATAACCTCTTTCCACCCTGTTTTTGTATAAACATTGTGGTCACCTGTCATTATTATACGCTTTTTATATCCAAAGTCAACACTATAAACTTTTTTAATACCTTTACTTCCTGACCAAATTACTTTTTTAAATCCATTTCTAGTTAAAACTAATTCTCCTTTTTTTATTTTATCAATTCTCTTATCTCCATTAATTGTTTTAACCATTGTGCTACCACTTAGACAAGAGAAGCCAAAATCAAGCCCGTAGTAGCTATCGTATGGTAGATTGTCAAACTCTTCATCGCTTATTATCTTCCAATCCTTAAATATCCGCCCTCTCGCTCCCTCACTTACCAATCCCCTGATCATATTATAATAATGGTCGGGATTTGTAATCTTATATCTTTCGTAGTTATCAATTGTTTTCTGATTTATGTTTTTAATATTATCAAGATATGTTCCATGAATATAAACTGCATCTGTTTCGGTACTTTTTAGAGTTGGTTTATAAAACCCCTCTACTTCTGATTTTTCTAAATTAAACCATCTCTTAATTATCCAGTGATTTTTTGGCGGAGGATTCAATAATAAAATTATCGTAATATCTGACTTCATCGTTCTAAGCGAATCATCCAATTGCTGAAAATCATCCTTATCTACTTCATCGGCTTCTTCAATTATCACACAGTTATAACTTGCCAATGATTTTAATTTTGAAGTCTGGTCTAGCGATGACTTCCTAAATCCAATTCCATTTATCTTATTCGTTCCATAATTAAATTCTAAATTGTTTTCTTTAATCTCTACAATATTTTCTAATTCATTCTCTTCAATCCTATCTCTAATTTCTTGAAAGATTGAATTTCTAATATCTCCGAGAACAAATCTCATTATCGCACATCTGAAATAAGTTGATGATATTAAATTTATAAGAGCAAATTGACTAGCTGAATATGAACGACCTGATGCTCTTCCGCCCATGCAGATTACATATCTTATATTGTCGTTTTGAAATAATGGTTTATATAATTTACTGGGAGATAGTTTCATCTGAGAAATCTTTAAATTCTACTTCTATTTTATTTAATATTGGCTCTCCATCCTTTCCAGTTAATTCTTTTCTTAAACTAAATTCATCTTTTTTTTTCCTCTCTAAAAACTTTAAAGCTAATTCAGGGTTTCCATCTATTCCTTTTACTAATTCCTGCCGAGCCTTTAAAATAGGAGTTTCTAATAATTGCTTAAATTTGTCAGAAAGTGTCTTGTTGTTTTTTACCCAGCGATAATATGTATCTCTTGAAATACCAGCATAAAGACACGCTTCAGAAACAGTACATCCAATAGAAAAAGCATCAGTCAATTTTCTAACAACTATCGCATATTTAAATTTTGGTGTTTCAGTTACCATTGCTTTATAATTTACTCTCACCCTTGTCCCTACCAATTTCTCGGTAGGGCTGGATGATTTATCAAGAGTAAGAATAAACTATTATTTTATTTTTTTAGCTTTATTACCAGTGTATTCTTCCCAGCGCTTTATGATCACATCAACATATTTTTCATCAAGCTCCATCATATAACATATTCTGTTTGTTTTCTCACAAGCTATTAGAGTGCTTCCACTTCCACCGAAAGGGTCTATCACCACATCATTATTATCAGTCATTAGTAATATTCCTTTTACTGGTAATGCTACTGGATAACAAGCCAAATGATTTTCTAGTTGAGTCTTATTAGTTCCTACTTCCCAATAATTAGTTATTCCCTTCTGCGTTTTCTTATTAAACCACGCTCTTTTATCATTTCTTCCGCAAAAAAATAATTCTAAGTCTTTCTGTATATTTTCCTCATCACCCATTAAAAATATATCTTCATATTGCCGAGTCATCGCCTCTTTGCTTGTAATTGGCATTGCGTGCTTCTTATTCCAAACTATTAGCTCTAAAAATCTTAATCCAGTTTCTTTTATTATTCTGTAAATTATTTCTATAAAACTATCCTTTGCATTTTTGTTATAACTTATATTCCAGAATACAAATCCCCTTAAATACTTTTGAAAATTACTTAAAACTTGTATGTTAAAATTTATATATTCTTCCTTTTTTAAATTATCTTCGTAGGTTTCATACATTCCACCACCCATATTATACGGCGGGGATGTAAATATAAGTTTCGCTAAGACCCCCCCCATAAGCCTCGCCACATCTTCTTCTTTGGTTGCATCGCCACATAGTAGCCTATGTCTTCCTAAAGCCCACAAATTGCCTAATTTTGCCACAGGTGGCGCTTCTGTTGGCACTTCGTCATCTCTATCGCTTGATTCAATCAATAAATCCCTATCAAACCCAGTTAAATCTACCATATCCAAACTTAAATCTTTCAATTCCGGTATTACTAACTCCATGTCCCACTCTGATTCATTCAATTTATTATCAGCCAATCTATATGCTTTTTCCTCTTCTTCTGTCAAAACTCTTTTTTCAGGCTCTCCGCTTATAGTTTCTCCTTTTTCATTTATTATCCATGGATCTTTTATCCCATCAGGATATTTACTATATGCTAAATATCTTCCATGCCCTACTAGAATAATCCCTCCATTTCCAACTTTGATGGGTTGTTGCCATCCAAATTGCCTCAAAGAAGCTGCAATCTGTTTCAATTGCTTATCAGGATGTTTTTTCGCATTATTTTGATATGGTTTTATTTCCATATTATTTTATATTTAAAACATAAAAAACTATCTTCTTCCAAATAATCTTAGGTATAAATTTAGGCTTTGGTCTTACTAATTCTTGAACCTTTTCTAGTCTTTTTTTTGCTTCTGCTAGTAGATTTCTTTTGTACATTTGCCTTAGCTTTTTTGCTTTTTTTGCGTTCATCTATTTAAAAATTTTACTAAAAAATGATTCTTTCTTTTTTAACTTTCCATCTTCCAACATTTTATCAAATTTATATTCAATCATCGCTTCGGTAATCTTCATATAATTTGCCAGATTCATCGCTTTAAAATCAAATCCAAATTCTTTAACTATAAATTCTTGCAGTTCTTTATTTTTATTTTCTCTTTCCTCAACTGCTTTAAAAAGCTTAGGATATATCTTAGTTAAAACTTCCCTTGCTTGAGTTGCATCTTTTCCGACCATTGATAAAGCTCTAATTTCTTCAAATAACTCTCCGATTGTAACTTCAATTTCCTTTCCTTTTCTTTCGATAAAAACCTTATTGTTTTTATCATCAAAAGTTTTCTTATACAAATCACTCTCTTTTTCTATTAGTTTTTGAAGTTCATCATTTAATTTATAGATGCCCTCTACCTTTTTAACATTTTCCATATTTTTTTTATTATACTTATTAATTTATTATCTTTTTTATTATTTAAAATAAAGCCAAACCCATTATTTTTAAGCACATCATCATCTTCTTTTATATCGCTCCAAGGGCTAGCTTTGGTTATTTTATAAGTTATACTTTCGCCTTTAACATCTCCCTCAACAATTTTACTATTATTTTTTGAAGCTACCTGAAAAATAGCAACGAATACACAATCAAGTTTTTGTGCATCTAATTTTTTATCACTAAATATTTCAATTAATCCCGAAGCATCATTAGTTGAATATTTATATCCTTTTTCAATTTTTTCTTCAGCGAATATCATTTGGTTATTTCTAAGTTTATATTTTTTTCTCGATATGTTATTACCTTATCTCCATCAATTTCGACCACTTGCCCATTAAGATATTTCAATCTCTTTACTCCCAAGTCTTCCAAGGCATATTTCCAGTAAAAATTTCTATTTCTAAGTTTTTTATATTCAGGTGTTTTTTCCCTTTTGTTATCAACTATTTTAACATCGTTAGTAAATACAATTGGATTTTTTACTCTGAAAAAGAAGTGTTGATGTTCGCATAGCTTTAACTTATCATACCATAAAATATCATTAAATACAATACTCTTAAAAAGGATAAAATTCATAACGCACCCAGTATCCTTATAATTAACCCCTAGATATTTATCCCATTTATTCTCATCAGGAATCTGATAAATAGTATCATTTTCTTTTTTAAATCTAAATTCAAATGGCAGTCTATTCCCGAATCTATTATATACCGCACCACCGACTATATCAGCTATATCTGTCAATCTAACCAATTTTTCTATTTTCGTATCTTCAGTAAATAAAAAGTCATCTTCTAATAATAATTTATATTTCTCTCCTGTTTCTTTAACTAAAATGTTTCTCGCTTTTGATAATCCACAATCATAAGGCAAAGGCAATACTCTTAAATCTCTATCATAATATCTGTTATAAAATTCTACATCTATTTCCTTGCTTTGGTCGGCTATCGTAACCTTGGCGTATGGATAAAATTTAAAAATACTATCTAATAGTTGTTTTAATAATTCATATCTATCGAATGTCGTAATAATAAAATCAACTTCATTAATCATCTTTTTCTACTCTAGCCCCATTAATACTTATCGTATAATCTAAGCCTAATGATTCTAAAAAATATTTTTTATCTGCTACTCTCATTCGGTGATATTTGTATTGCTGTGATAATGGATAATTCTGAAATTTATGCTTTACTATCGGATCAGGGCTAAAAGCAACTTTAACTCCTGCCTTTTTTAATCCGACAAAAAAATGATGATGTTCGTAGGCTACTTTGATATTTTTATCCCATTTATATTTTTGAGCTACATTCTTTTTAATTATGAAATAATTGAAAACTAAATCGCACTTTTCATATCTCAAACCGCTTAATGGTTCTGTTCTAGTAATTTCATCAGGATTTTTTAATGGTTTAGTTTCTAAATGGTCAGGATAAATGTTTATAAAGCCTTGATAATTTCTAATATTTCCATCTTGCAATATTCTTCCACCAACTAAATCAAAGTCTGTATTTTCGATAAAAGTTAGCATTCTTCCGACAATTGATTTTTCATCATATAAGAAATCATCATCTCCAATTAAAATATAATCTGTATCAGCATTTTCAATTAAAATATTTCTTGATTCTCCTACTCCACAATCCCAAGGAAGTTTTATGTATTGAGCATTATATTTCTTGCAAGTTTTAACAAGCAAATGATTCGAAAAACTTTTTGTCTGCTCTCCAACTAATATTTTTATATTTGGATAATTTTTTCTTAAATACTTAATGCAATCTATCGTATATTTAGGTCTTAAGAAACTAATCACCACAGCTGTCAGATTCTCCATATTGCTTAAATAAATTATTTGTTGATTTTGACCATTCTTCCCAAGTTAAACTATCTACTTTATCATGCACTCTTTTTCCATAGCAATTGAAAAATCTGCACGCATACCAATGCTGATAACAAAATCTTTTCCCTTTAAATACATATTCATTTCCTCTCACTCCTTGATATTCAGTTTTTGCATATTTGAAAAAGTCTGCCTTCTATCCTAATGACAAAGTTTTAAAATAAAAATGAACTCCAACATCGAATTTAACTCCATTGCAATTTTGATTTTCAAAAGACATTGCATTATCAAGGAAAAAATCTTTTTCAAAAAACATGCAACATGGTCTAGCAGGTTTTAATTGACTTCCCTCTCCTGCTATTAATCTAAACTTTCCGGCAGGGTCTTTCTCATTTTTTTCTTCGTAATATTCAATTAACTTTTTATCAAAATCTTTTAATAAAATATGAGTATCAATATCTAAAGTTAATATATATTTTCCTTTGGCTTTTTTAACCAATTCATTTAATCCTTTTGCATGTCCGATATTTTTATCACTGCTATTATCATGAATTAAAATCTCGCATTCTTCACTTTGATTTTTCTTTACGCTTTCAATAAGTAAATCTCTAAAATCATCTGCGTAATAATTGACTGCTAGTATTGATAATTTCATATTTTTATATCTGATGAATGAATTAAATTATTATGTTTTATATATTCAATATTTACTCCTAATTTTTTACCATCCCATTCTTTATTTTCATATTCATCCCCAACAAAAATTACATCTGGTCTGAAATGCTTAACTGCCATCTCTTTTGTAAAATATGATGATTGAGGTATTACTCTATCGCATAATTTAGAAACTATCATCATCCTAGTTCCAAAATCTAAAATTGGATTTTTCCATTTATGGGTTCTGATGTATTGATCATCGCTAACTCCGACAATTAAATAATCGCATTTATCTTTTGCTTGTTTTAAAATTTCTATGTGTGCTGATGTCAGCCCATCCCAACATCCCCACGCTATCCCGACTTTATATTTTTTCGTATCCATCGACTATACATTTATCAGATTTATAACATGAATATTTTTTTCTATGCACAGGAGTTTTCCAATCTCCATATCTTATCGCTAAATATTCTTCAACTCTTAATGGAATATTAAAAGTCATTCCTAAAAAATCTATTTTTTGAGTTTCCTGATAAACATATTTTGGTACTGATTTGTAGGTTACTTCTTTTCGATTATAGACAGTCCACCAAGCTCTATCATTTTTTATTCTTTTAAACATCAAATCAATTTTTAATCCATCTTTTATCATTGCAATTTGACCGCTTGTTGGATAATCCGAATTCCAAAACAACCTCTTTTCTTGAGGTCGCCAAATTTTATAAATCTCAAATCCTTTTTTTTGAGCTTCTAAAACTACTTGTTCGTGCTTTTCAAAGCTATCCAAAGTAGTTAAATCAATATCGTTCTCATCATCTTCACAAAAGTCTTTATCCCGATATGCTCCAAGTAAAGTTCCCCCATCAAGCAAAAAACTTATATTTAATCTATCTAATATTTCTTTAAATTCAAATAAATTATTTCGTGCTTGTATTTTCATATTTTAAATTATATTACTTTTTTATATTTTTGTCAATCCATTAATTACATCTTCAAGCGAGAATGCAAGTATATAAACTCCTCCTGCTTTTTCTAAGTTTTCTTGAAATGTTTTTTGATTTTCACTTTGTTTTCCTTTATCTCCTTTAACTTCAATCCCAACATATATGCCATTAATAACGCATATTATATCAGGGCTACCAACTGCTCCAAATCTTAAAAATCCTCTCCTGCCATTATTATTTGTGATCATTGCACCTGAATTGTTGCGGTAATGGAATATTTTTTTAATTTCTAAATAATCTAATATTTGTTTTTGAGTATATTTTTCTAACATTTAACTTCTTTTAATTTCTATTCCAATTAATGAAAATACAATTGCTAACGATATCAAACTAAAATAAGTTAGAAACTTACCAATTATATCATCAACTGTTAAAAATAATCCTCCCCAATAACCAAAATTTACAATTATTGCAATTAAAATTAGAAACCAAATTATTTTATTTATTGTGTTCATGTTTTTTAAATTTATCAATTACCCAACAAATAGGAATAACCACTAACACAAAGCCTACTACTAAAACTATTCCTATGATTTTACTTATTTTGTTCATATTTTATTTAAGATTTCGTTTAAACTTCCTAGTTTTAAAAAGATATGCTTTACTCCCTTGCTGTCGTATTCGGTTATAAAATTCCCTTTTTCAATTTCCCCCTCTATCTCTTTCTTTATCTGATGGAGCGTCCTAGACCGCATTTTAGCTCGTTCATCTTTTCTTAATTCATCTAATTTCATATTACTTATCTTTTAATTTATTAGATTCTTCTTCTACTATTTTTTTAATTTCATCTCCAAGACCATTAAGAGCTTTTTGAGAACACATAAGAACATCTTCGTTTCCATTTATAATAACATCAGACTTTAAATTTCTTAAAGTTGTTGCAATTTCTGATAATCTTATAATATTTTTTATCTTCATATTTATATCTTATCTTTTAATAAATTTGTTTAACTTCATTTCCTACTTTACAATAGCATTCATCTACTTCTTCCCTACCCCATCCTTCAGAAGAGTATTTGTCTTTTAAAAACTCATAACCGAATTTATCACAGGCTAAACAACAATCATTCCAACCACATTTTTCTTCTATCTGATTCCTGTCTGATGTCATTCCACACCCGCTTAAAAATACTACAGCCACTAAAACTAATAATAACTTACTCATATTTTTTAATTTAATTACTTATCTTTTAATTTATTAGGTTAAGTTATTTAAGATTTAATGGTTGATATTTTAAGTTTTCCAGCGAAATAAGTTTATTATAACCACTCAAAACTTTATTAAATTCTGGTTCATTTCTTCTGTGGTCTGTGTCGTGAAAGTGTCCGTGATAATTGATGTCAAAATAACCATCCCAAGCTACTGGAATATGAGTAAAGCACATTTTTTTACCAAACATTTCGATATCAAGTCTGTCGGCGACAACATCCCAACCGTTATTGAAATACCAATTTAGTGATTTATTATCGTGATTTCCTCTAACTAAATATGTCTTACATCCAAGCTCTTTTTTAAACCAATTATTATGTTCTATATCATTTCCAATACAAACATCTCCCAAATGTATTAAAAGGTCTTCTTTTTTAACGCAATTTTTCAAAGCTTTTTTAATTTTTTCCTCAAAATCAAAAGAGTCGAGATCTTCGAGGACAACTATACAGGGCTGCATGTAAGAGATGGTACGAAATATTTCGATGATATCGTGACAATAGTTCATGTTTTCAGGATTTATGTAAACGATTGGGTAATCTCTGATGATATTCTCGAGTTTCCGAATAATGGTGCTTTTACCTGTCCCGGGGATACCGACAAAAGCATACCCTCTCTTACGCCCGCGTTTGAGGACCTTCCGCACTTCTCCTACAAACGCCTCGATGTCGTATTGATTTACGGGTTCTTGGAAGACGATTCGCTTACGAGAAGAAAGTCCGCGACTGAGGTAAATGACGTTGTTATGGACGTCAAAGTATTCAAGAAAATCATTGAACACGGCTTTCTTCAGCCTGTCCATCCCACTGACCATGTTTGCTTCAGTTGTAGACTTGCTGGAAGTTCTCTTAGGATAGGGCCCACTGTCTTGGGCAGTGGTTGTTTGAGCACTTGTTGATGGAAAGTAAATTACTGAATCATTTATGCTCAATTGCCCCTCGTGCTGTATATACGATATCTGCCACACATACCGACGTTGCTCAAAACTGATGACCACAAACACATCCCCACGCTCCACGTCCCAGAGCGACTGCGAAGCTTTTAGGTCGTCATACTTGTAGAACCCTTCAATTATGAATTTGGAGGTCTTGGGGCGACTTGCTATCCAGGTGCATACATCCTTACCTACAACGAAGGAGCCCCCAATAATATTGGTCACGGGATCCCCATCATCAAACCCAAGAAGTCTACGTATTTTATGCTCGCGTTCACTGTAAACGTTTGGTTTAGATTTTGTAAACTTATCAAACTCTAGCAACTTCGAGAACAAGTCACTTGTGAACACTGCTGCTGGAACGCCGTACTCGATGACGTCCAATAACATCTTGAAGCGTCTATTTCCAACGCGCATTTTACGTGCAAACTTTGCAGCACTCTGTGCTGTATCAATTAAGAAGCTTGGGGACTTCCCGCCTCTGGCAAACAGATAGTCGATAAAGCCAAGTAAATTTCTCTTGTATTTTTTTGGTTGTGTTTCTCGGCCCTCCATAGATTCCTCAGGTTCGATTTCATTGTACCCGGCTTTCAAAATAGACATGAGCATAATCCTCTCAAGATTGGAAGGATGTACAGTGAACGACCTGCTCAAATACACTTTTGGGATAACCGGGATTAAAGAGGACTAACCTGAATCAAGACCCAGATTTTTTGCGCCCATAACCGCGACTTCCAAACCTCGTTTGGTCGCCCGGTTCTCTAGCCTCTATCTTAGTAAGCAGTGTGGTTTTACGCTTGCCCGTGGGAACTTTAGACATCAATGGAGTTTTCTGGTTCTTAGCCTTAGACATAGCCAGCTCTCTTCATC